AACTGTTTGATTTTACCACGCAGGGTATCAATGTTACCTTCTTCGGATCCGTTGATAATGATATAATCGAGCCCCAGTTCATTACACAAGGCTCGAGCAGCAGTTGTCTTGCCTACACCAGCAGTACCCGTGAAAAGCATATTTTGCAGATCACCTGATTTAATCATAGATTTAAGAGATTTTTCTACTGATTTTGGTAGTATAGCTTCGGCGATTGTTTTTGGTCGCCATTTTTCAACCCAAAGAAATTCAGACATTCACGTTTCCATTATATAAAGGGGTGTTCAGATTTTACTCTTCATCTTCTTGCTGTGCTGCTTCGCATAGTGCAATAATCTGCACAGCCTGATCACGCAGTTGACCGATTGTACTCAGTTCCTCACCACGAAAACCGCCACGTTGTACAATAGTATCAATAACAGCAACGGTGCTGCGGCCAACTTTATTTGCAAGGTCCTGCATAGCAGCGAGGTCGTGCTCAAGTTTGGCTACATTTTTGTTATTAGACATTAATATTCTCCATAATTATGATTTGTAGGTTCTATTATAATATATCTCAAGCAGCTTGTAAACTAAAATCTTTACATTTAGAAAAATCTTTTTTCTTGTAAAATTCTAGTTTGTTATCAAACTTATTCTCAAGTATTTCGCCCTTGTGAGATATGACAAATACATTGGTATCGTCATCAAGAGAGTAAAGTATCTTCATCAAGTTCTCAACACCATCATGGTCCAAAGAACTATCAAAGGTTTCATCCAGCACCAACAAGTTTGTCGCTACCGAATTTTTCATCTTGGCAATCTGCCGCCAAGTAAACAGTAGTGATAAGTCAATACGTTGCTTCTCACCTTCAGAGAATGAATCGTAAGAAAACTTATCACGATGTCTGGAACGGATTGTTTCTACAAAACTTTCATCTAGTGTGAAGTGTACAAAAAAGTCTAGAATTTGTAGATATTCATTTACCAGTTTATTTATTACCGGAATATACTGTTTCATAATTTTTGTTTTAATTCCAGTATCTTTTAACATCTCACCCATTGCAACATTATAGCTCAGTTCTTCATTAAGTGAAATTTTTTCTTCTGTAAGAGCGTTTCGTGTTTCATACATATCATTCAATTCTGTATTGGCATTACTTAGATCACCTTCACGTGCCGTAATTCTCGTAATGTCATCATTCATACTTTTTATGCTACTATACAGAAGTGAAATATTTGTATTATTATTGTTAATTAGCATTTGCTTGTTTCTCATATCATTGAGAAGATCGTTTTGTGTTTCTATAATCTCCTGAATCTTTTCAATTTCAAGATCAACTTTTTCAATACCAGATTGCAAATCTTTTGCTCTTGTTTTAGCGTGAGCAAGTTTTTCTTCTCGGACACTCTCTGCAATTTTTTGTTCACAGGTTGGACACTCTGTATTTTCCTCATAAAACTTAGCATCTTTTATAACAGATTTAACAGAAGTATTAAATTCAGTTTTATACTGGATAAGTGATTGAAGTTTTTTTGTAGCTTTATGGTAATCTTCTTCTGTTTTATTACCTTCATTTATAATGAAATTAGATGCAATAGTATTGGCGTCCTGTAAAGATACTACCTCTGATTCTGCTTTACTAATTTCTAATTTTTTAAGTTCAATTTCTTCATCATTAATCTGTGTAATATCTCGAATGTATTTTTTCTGTGACTCTATTTTATTTTTAGTCAAATCAAGTTGATATGCAATATGTTTAAGTTCTTCTTTCATACGAGAACTATTTTCTTTAATGATTTTATTCATTTCAGAAAATACATTGATATCCAGAAGATCCTCAACAACTTCCCTACGATGATTTGTCGCTAGTTGCATAAAAGGAATGAAAGAGGAAGAACCTAACACAACTACTTGGTGAAAACTTTTGTGATTTAGTTTAATGATATTTTGCTCAAGAATCTTCTGATATTCTTTACTATGCGATGATTGGTTAATCATCACACCGTTCTTCCATATCTCAAAGATATTAGGTTTAATTCCACGAACTACTTTATAGTCTGTAGACCCAATCTGAAATTTAATCTCCACAACACAATCTTTATTATTAATTGTATTCACAAGCTGTGGTTTATTAATATTTCGGTGAGGCTTACCAAATAAAGCATACGACATAGCATCCAACATAGTTGATTTGCCTGATCCATTAGAACCAACCACAAGAGTTGATTTATGTTTAATTAGATCAACTTCTGTCCATGAGTTACCAGTGGACATGAAGTTTTTCCATTTGACGGATTGAAATACTATCATGCTACTTCCATTGTTTGTGCTTGAATCAGAACTTCTCTCATCTTTGATTTGAGTATGTCTTTATCAAGGTCAGTATTGACCGTATCAATATAATTATCAAGTAAGAGCCCAGTATCTTCTACTTGGATCTTTTCAGTCTGTACATTACTACCTAAAAATTCATCAAAGCTTTCTGCAATTTTAAGATCGTGAATGCGTTGTTCTTGTATTTTATCAACAAAACGATCAAATGTAAACAGATCTTGTTTATTGATTACAACAATTTTCACAAATTTATCTGTCACATCTGGAACAAAAGCAGAATAATCTGTCTTGCTATCATCATACACAATTTTATGGAATAGAGTATGGGGATTGTAGATCTTTTCTAGTTCACGTGTGTCGGTATCTAGTACATGAAATCCTTTAGGGTCTCCAGCATCAGACCAGAAAAATTCTAGTTGAGTGCCTAGATACTTGATATTATCTCTTTCAGACCCCACATGGAAATGTCCAGTAATGACCTTTTCAAATCTATTGAAGATTTTATGGCTCATACCGTGAGTTCCAGTATAGGTAATGCCACGCATTACCTCAAACCCATCTAGTTCAAGATGACCACCCAACCAATCGGCTTTACAATTACTAATAAATTCCATACTGTGGTCGTGATTTTCTTGAGTGATCCAAGGCAGCATTGCAAGTTTAAACCCATCTAGATTAATTACCTCTGGTTCCATATGAATTGTAATTTCATTCATATAATGACCGAGCAACTCTTTCAAGGAATTTAAATCATTTGTGTTCTTGAAGAATGTATCGTGATTGCCACAAATAACATTCATATGGATATTATATTCACGTAACTTGGTTAGAAAATTTTTCCGATAAGAATGCAATGCTTTAAAGTTTACAAACTTACGGTTATCAAAAACATCTCCTAGATGTACAATACGTTTAATATTATTTTCTAGTAAATACGGAAAAAATACTTCATTATAAAACTTGTTTGCATTATCTGTAAAAATATCAGAAGCATTACGGATACCAGCGTGTGTATCGTTGAGAATTGCTACCTTCATTTCATAAACTTTCCTAAGCCTTCATCTGGATCAAATTTCTTTTGCCTTTTCTTTTTCTTTATAACTTCTGCAATGTACTTATCCTTTTCTTTTACGGACTCGATTCGGCTTTTTAATTGATCTACTACTTGAGATACTTTATCTATGTCACCATCAGCAAATTCAAATGGAGAGCTTTGAGCAAGATATTTCATCTTAATATCTTGCTGCTTCTTTTCTTTAGCAATACGTTGTAGGAAAGCATACCAACAAATCTGTGTAAAGTAGGCAAAAGCATTTGGTTTCCCAGTGCGTGTTGCCGCTTCGATGTTGTAGTTTTTGATTGCTTTAAGACAATGTTCCACACCGTCCATAACCATTTCTTCTCTGTAAGTGTATCTCACAAAGTTACCTTTATGTGATAAACCTTCTGCAATTCTGAGAAAAGATAATGCAATATAGTCTGTAACTTTAGGAATTTCTTTTCCTTCTTTCACAGCTTCTTGTACAACTTTCACATATTCTGTAACGGCATTACTAAACTCTCTATTATTAACGTAATGCGGTCTATCTTTTGGCTTCATAATATATCTCCTGAATATGTTTCCTATTATATTATAGGATCTGGATTTTGTAAATATAAAAAAATTTACACTTTGTTCATTTTAGGGGTTTACAGCCTCAAAAATCCGTGGTATAATAAAGAGTCCACTTTTGAGGAGCAGGGTATACACTTAGTGCATTTTTGTTGGATCAAACTGGATTACATTACAATCACTGGAATCAAATATACCAATATCATTTTCTTCTGTATTTTCTCTGTAATATGAATCCATTACTTTTTTATAAAGATTTACTAGTGCTTTATTTGGTTCCACAACTACTGAAATATGATCCAAATTTAACAAGTGTATTTGATTTTTCTTTGTTAAAATCATGTATGGCTTTAAAAATACAGATTTGTTAAAAACATCAACATTAAAAGGATTCCTTATTACCATAGCATCATATAGTGTATTTGAGTCATCTGTAACAAAATCTATAACCTCTGTGATGATTTCTTCACCATGCTGCAATTTAATCTGTTTTATATCAAGTTTCATATATCTATCTTATGTATTTCATATTTAAATTGTTCTCTGTTATATATCTTTATTCTTTCAGCAGAGTGGTTAAGAGTATAGTTCATATTCTTTTTCCAGTGCAAATCATCTGCTATATCATACAGAGTGGTTAATTGTCCGTTGTCTGATTTTCTCAAACCACGGCCGATGGATTGTAAAACTCTTATCTGAGACTTAGAAGGGCTAGCAAAAATAATATTATGTAAATTACGAATGTTAATTCCAGTTGAGAAGGTACCAAGTGATGCAACAATAATTGCATTTTCTTCGCTCTCAACAATTTTTCTAATTTGTTCTCTATCAGCTGTATCGGTATCACCTGATACGTAAAAAACCTTTCGATCTTGAGATGCTTTATCCTTAATCATAGCATGAAGGGGTTTACCATGTTTATCTACAAACTGAAATAGAATAAGAGTATTTCCTTTAAGGTCTAGTGCTAAATTAGTGATAAACCTATTTCTAGGTTCATATTTTACAATGTAATCCAATTCAGTATGATAATCTTTTTTACCCCAATTTTTTCTAATCTCACTCTTATATATCAAAAGTAAAACATTAATTTTTAAGTCAGCAAGAGTATTCATGTCTTGCAACTTTTTTGTAGTAGTTACATGAAATATTTTGCCAAATAATCCTTGAAGAACCAGTTCATGTGTCTGCGAATTATCAAGTGTGCCAGATGTACCGAAACGATAATCTGCTTCTTTGCATTTATTCATTAACGTAGTAAGTGACTTCGATTTAAAGCCATGACACTCGTCACCAATCACACAACCGAACTGCTCGAACCAAGCAGCAGGCATTTTATAGATTGATTGCCATGTGCTAATCACTGTACCCTGATTAAACTGTTTGTCTTTACCAGAATATATTCTATGCACTCCATTCTCTACTAACATGCCATAGTCACGAAAATCATTATACATCTGCTCAACAAGAGATGTAGTAGGGACAACAACCAGTAATTTCTTACTACCATCATTAATCATCGAGTGCCAATACTTAACAAGTAGGTAGATAATCAAAGATTTACCAGAACCAG